CTGCTGATCAAGCAAAGCAAGCCATGCTAGACTATCAAAAGAAAAGAAATGGCAGTAGACTTCTTTTAAGTGTGCATGATGAATTGGTAATTAGCGCACCAATAGAGCATATTGAACGTGAGGCCAATTGTCTTATGGAAGCTATGTGCAATGCCGTAAAGATGGAAGTCCCTATGGTTAGTGATTACAAAGTAGGCAACACGTATCAAGAGGTAAAAGGATGAGACTTAGACCTAGATATTCTAGAAATAGAATGGCGTCTCGACGTAGATCGCATTTAAAGCAATGGGTTATGTTTAATAGCTTTCATGCGTTTAAACTAAGACTGAAGCACGGTAGACGTAAAACAATTCACTGGTGGAGAAAAGTATGAGTGATAAAGATGATGAAGTAGTACATGATATAAATGTATTTCCTGAGTTTTACCCATCAACAAGTAAACTTTCGCCTGAGTCATTAGAAAACTTAGCAATTGCTATTATGAAACTAACTGATGAGCAAGGTTTACTAGTATCTGTTAACCCGTATAATCTATTACAAGATTGGGTCTTAAGAATGTACCCAGAAAACATTCGTAAAGTATGGCGGAGAACCAAAAAATGAGCGCAGACATGTCAGATTTTCAAAAGCAATTCTTGGCTAAAGGCGTTGGCAATAAGCTATTTACACAAGAAGAATTTGATGGTGAGCTTCAAGCTGCACAAGCAGAAATTGTTGCCATGGCAATTCAAGCAACAAAAGAAGCTGTGATCATTGAACGTGAAGAATGCGCCAAAATTGTAGAAGCAGTAACACAAAAAGTAGCTGATGCCACAGAAGGTAGAGATCACATGATCATTACACTTCAAGAAATAGCAGAAGACATTCGCAATCGTATTCCCGCACAAAGGCAATAATGAGCTTCTCAAACTCTTCTATTAAGTTGTATGAGCAGTGCCCACTTAAGTATAAGCTACAAAGAATTGACAAATTACAAGAGCCAACTGGTTCGGCTGCAGAGCGTGGTAAAACAATTCATGCAGAGCTTGAATCAGCTTTAATAGGGTTGCCTGTTTATTCTGAAGTTACAGAATATTGGGAGCCATTTATTAATGAACTTAAAGCTATGGGTGCTAAGCCTGAAGTTGAGCTTGGCTTTACTAGTGATTGGCAGCCATGCGGGTTTTCTCAGGGCGAGGTTTGGCTTCGCGGAGTCCTAGATGTACTTAGTTTAAATAATAACATAGCTTATGTTGCTGATTGGAAGACAGGCAAAGAACGTGATTATGAAGATCAAGTAAAGTTATACGCGGTAATGGTTATGGCAGCTTATCCACAAATTGAAGAAGTTAAGATTGAAATCTTATATGTTGATGGTAAAAAGAAAGTTAGCTATGGCACTATTAAGCGTACTGACTTCGAAGGTTTACGTGATTGGGTTACAAGTCGTATCTTAAAGATTCAAGCTGATGATATTTATGCGCCAAAACCTAGCTTTAATTGCAAATGGTGTCATTTTCGTAAAGATAATGGAGGCCCTTGCCGGTGGTAACAGTTATATTAGAGCGTCATCTTGAGCAATACTTTTCTGCAGCTTGTAAAAAGCGTAAGCTACTAACTTTAAAGTTGCATATTCGCTTTGCAAGAGGCTGGCCAGATCGTATTGTAGCGTTGCCTGAAGGTAAAGTGTTATGGGTAGAACTTAAAAGACCCGGTGGTAAAACTACACCACTTCAAGATAAAGTGCATAAAGAACTAAAAGATCGTGGACATATAGTTCATGTTATCGATAGTAAAGAAGGGATTGATAGTGTTCTGGGAACCCCATGAATATCAAAAAGAAGCAGTAAAGTTTCTGGTTGAGCGTGGCTCTGCCAGTCTTTGGTTAGATCCGGGGCTTGGTAAGACAGCCATTGTCTTATCAGCTTTTAAAACGCTACGTACTAAAGGTATTGTTAAGAAAATGCTGGTAATAGCACCGCTTCGTCCAGTTTATGGCGTATGGCCTACAGAGGTTAAAAAGTGGGAGCAATTTGAAAACTATTCTGTTGGTGTATTACATGGTGGACAAAAAGATAAAGTCTTAAAACAAAATCATGATATTTACGTCATTAATTTTGAAGGCTTAAATTGGCTGGCAACTCGTATGAATGGCAAAGAATGGCCATTTGAAATCTTAGTTGTTGATGAGATTTCTTATATGAAGAATACGCAAACATTACGATTCAAAACTTTAAAGCCTTTGTTAAATAAGTTTGATCGACGCTGGGGCCTCACTGGTTCACCAGCTCCTAATAGCCTATTAGACATATTTGGCCCACAACTTATTATTGACCAAGGGGCCACATTTGGACCCTACGTATCAAGATTTCGTACAGAGTACTTTTACCCTTCAGGCTATGGAGGCTATGAATGGAAGCTAATGCCTGATGGCGAGGCTAGAATTCAAGCAAAGCTAGAAGGTAAAGTATTACGCATGGCAGCACTTGACCATCTTGACTTGCCTGAGCTGGCTTACAATGATGTCAAAATAGATTTACCGCTTAATGCCAAAAAGATTTATGATGAATTTGAAAAGTCTTTGACTATTCAACTTAAAGAAGGCGACGTAACTGCAGTGAATGCTGCCGTTGCCGTAATGAAGGGGCAACAAATTGCTAATGGAGGGTCATATCTCGATGCTGATGCCGGAACAGATAGAAAAAGTACGCATATACATGATGCCAAAACTGATGCCGTGGTTGAGTTGGTTGAAGAATTATCCGGACAGCCTTGCATTATTGGCTATCATTTTGCTCATGATTTAGAAAGACTCAAGCAAGTATTCCCTAATGCGCCAATTATTGGGTCTGGTGTTGTTGGTGAAAAGTTAGATAAGATTATTGAAGACTGGAATAGTGGTAATGTGCCAGTGCTTTTAGCCCATCCAATGTCAGCAGGTCATGGCCTTAATTTACAAGGCGCAGGGCATGCGGTCATATGGTATTCTTTGACATGGTCATTAGAAATCTACGAGCAATTCATTCGTAGACTCTGGAGGCAAGGTCAAAAGAATCACATAATGGTTCATCATATTATTGCAAAAAATACTATTGATGAAGCCATTATGCTTGCAGTACGTCGCAAAGACAAGACGCAACAAAATTTGCTGAATGCCGTGCGCGACTATATACAACGTGATAAAATAGAATCTGCTTGATTATTGAAAAGAAACTATGGCTCACACTTCCAACTTTAAACTTTTAGGAGCACATTATGCCTGCTAATAACCGCATGCACGTTAAAAAAACTGCTATCATTACTGTAATTGCAGGTGATAACCCAAAACGTAAAGGCACTTTAGCTTTTACAAGATTTAACTTATACCGCACAGGTATCAGTGTAGGTGAATACATTGCAGCAGGTGGCCGTTCTGGTGATATTAACTATGATGTAACAGCTGGGCATATTTCAATCACGCATGCAGATTAAGCTATGAACATTCTTATCACCGGCGTTACTGAAACGCATGTCAATCATCCAGATAGAGCAAGCTCTACCAAGTTTATCTCTATTCCTGAATTAATGTCAAATGGCTTTATGAGTCTTGGGCATCAGGTTGATCATCGCGCCGTTGAAATAGGCGAAGATTTAAGCATGTATGATAAAGTCTTTGTGTATGTATATCCACTTGATCACAACGCAATACATCCTGATAATGCAGTGTATACACTTACACAAAGGCCTGATGCATATGTTTGTTTAGATGATTGGGCATTTCAAAAAGTATTACCTACATGGAAAGACGCTATTGACTTAACAAAGTTTGTATGGGTAGCGCCTCTTTTTCCATGGGGCAATATTAAAAAAATGAATTTACCTATAGACAACATTAAAGCATGGGACCCATCACCACTTTATAAAATGCCAGCAGTTAAAAAGTTGCCATGGAAAGAACGTGCAACTGCGTGGTATAACGCTTCACTTTCAAAAGATGCGCATGACTGGGCAGCGAGGCAAGGCACGCGTTGGCCAATATACTCAATTGGTGGAAAAGCACTTGGGCAACCTAGAATACTTGAGTCTGATGTTGTATGGCAATACGGCTCTTTTAAAGGTGTACTATGCCCAACTTACTCACATGCAGGATGTGGCTGGTGGAGAGTTAGATATTTACATGCTGCAGCAGCAGGATGTATTTTAGGCGGTAACCCTTTAGAATTAAACATGATTGGCCCATCTTATAGTTTTACGTTATCAGGCATTGAAATGATGGATGATGAGTCTTTGTATCATTTGGCATTAATGCAAAGTATTGAATTAAAACATGCAACACTTGCCAAAACACTGGCAAACTTAGAAAGCTTTTTAAAATGATACTAATACTTGAAGGCCCTGATGGCGCTGGAAAGACAACACTTGCAGAAACATTGCGACATCGATTTCAAGATAAAAGCATGGTGCATATTGTTAAGCATGGCCCGTATACTGGTGTTGAGCCTGAGCATCTTTGTCGTATTTATTTTAGGTCGATGTCTCCTGCATTAACATTTGATGATGTTGTCATTATGGATCGGTCATGGTTGTCTGAGCCAATTTATGGTGAAGTGTATCGCAATGGCGCTAATCGCATTGATGTAGAAAGAAAGCGCATGCTTGAAAGAGTAGCATTATCAAGAGGCGCTGTGGTTATCCATTGCCAACCTGACTTTGAAACATGTGTTGAGGCGTTTGAGAAACGTATTGGTGAAGAATACTTAGATGATATTAGTCAACTGGAAGCTGTGTATAACGAATATGAGTCTATTGGCTTAACAACAAGTTTGCCTACTATTCACTATGATTACACACAAGATTCTATTGATTGGCTGTTAGATAAGATTAGTAGAGTGTCTATTAAAAATGGCGCCTCTGGTGGCGGATGCTTTAAGCAAGGTAACATATTAATGCTTTGTGATAAAGGCCCTAGAACTAACGTACGGGCTTCTGCAGTGGTAATTCCTTTCATCAACTTCCTTGATAACGATGGGCCAAGCCGTATGTTGGCAGAAGCTTTAGAACATGAAGGTGTCTCTGAAAGAGAACTCTATTGGATCAATACACAAACGTATCAAGGCACACCAACTGAGCCTGACTTTATTAAAGACTTAAAACCAAGCAAGATTTTTGCATTAGGCAATAACGCCTACACATGGGCATTAAACAATAATGTGAAAGCAATAAAATTACCACCACCTTTGCATCATATGCAAAATTACTCCGACCAACCTTACTTGATTATGGAATCTGACAATGGAAATTTCAATACTTTATAACGAACATGACCTTATACAACTATATCAATGCCTTGATAAATATGGGCATTGGACTAACCCAAGAGGCGAAAAAACTCTTGAAATTGAAAACTTTACTTACACTGTAGGTCCTAATGTACGATTTAACTCTTTTAAAGGGCGCAACTTTAACCTTAAGTATCTTAAGCGCGAAATGGCTTGGTATATTAATGCTGATCCCACTGACTTATCTATCGCTGAGCATGCTGCGCAATGGGGAAAAATCGTTGCTAACGGAAAGCTTAATAGCAATTATGGCTCTTATTGGTTTGGCTGCTATGGTGTTAAATACATTGTTAGTACTTTATCCAAAGACCCTATGAGTCGTCGTGCTGTCATACCTATGTATGGCACTAATGATGATCACATGGATAAAGAAGCTAAAGATGTGCCATGCACTATTGCAATTGAGTTTAGAGTGCGCAATGGTAGACTTAACACACGTGCGATCATGCGTTCTCAGGACATTCTTTGGGGTATGGGTAATGATCTACCCACATTTAGTTTCCTTCAGGAAATTGTTGCAACACTTTTAAACTTACAAATGGGCACGTTAACTATTTCAGTTGGTTCTTTCCATGTGTATGAATCTCGCATGGAGATGTTTCAAAATATTCTTAAGCATAAAGAATTAGAACCTATTGTTGATCGTCCGCCTATGATTGGTAGATATGAAGCGCATAATCTAATTGAAAAATCCGTCAACCCTTCTTTTGAGTTCTCAAAATGGCTAATGAATATATGACCCAAAGTAAAGCATTAATTGCAGAGTCTGAAATACGTGAGTATGTTATGAAGTTATTGCGTACAGGCTATACCATGGAGCATGTGATTAC